TGGATACTCTATTTGAATCTATAACACCTGAACATTTTGTTCTTCGTCGACCGGATGTAAATACGAAGAATACACAGAAAACCCTAAAGCAGTATTCTGTATGGAGTCGACGTGTGAAACCCGCTGTTAAGAAACGTCCTTCTTCTAGCGAACCGACTGTTCCTATGAATCCGTCCTTTCTTGAAGCGATTCTGAATATGTTTCGTGGAGAGAAGAATGCTCCTCGGAAACGCTATCCAGGATATTTACATTTCATACAACCTCCGCCGCCCGATCATATTCATTACGACCGTACCCTGACGGAATGGATGGATATTATGAAACAAGGAAAACGGAATTGTGCTGCGTTTCCGTTTATGCGTAATTCATATGAGGCTCTGGAAAAGTACTTTCTGAAGCAACAGCGTGTTCGTCATGCGTTGAGTATCTTTGCGTTGGGTATCCTCCGCCGCACAATTGATGCACGCCCACATGATTCATGCGATCTCTTTACAACTCTACCTATTCCACCAAAGGCTCTTGTTACTGTATATGATATACCAAACCGGAAAAAGTACACATTCCATACACATACCGCTATGAAGATGATTGAGTCATCACTATACTATGCGTCGTATGGTATCGCACGCCCTCTGAATCCCAAAAATCCTTACACAAATGTTCCGTGGACGCAAAATCAACTGACCTCCATTGTACAGCAGATATCCCACAATCTCATACAAAATCATAAATTCACGCCGATTGATATTCAGCATTTCCATGCTGTCGGATATTGTATTCGTGAATACTATGCGAAGCATAAGCGTTACTTGGATATTATGGCTGCTCGTAATCTCTTTGAGCAGAAAGAAGATTCCTATCGTAATGTGATCTACGAGGAAATACTGGAAGACTTACATAAAGATATGCATATTCGTCCAAACTGTACAACTCTTGTTATGAACAAAAAACTACCGGCTGAAATTATAAAGGAATGGGACGATGTTGTCTTTGCGGCCTTTCTCGAAATGAATCTGAATACGTTTACTGACACGTACAAATCGGCTGACGATATTAATAGGGGATTTCTGGACATTCATGAACGTACTATGCAATATCGCCGGTCGCTTCGCCGCGCAACTATTGCGAGCCGAACTAGAACGCCAGTTTCTACTGTTACAGAGACAACGAATACTACGACTGTCGACACAGTTGCTCTAATACTCGCCGAGTTGATAAATACTCCAATCAATACTCTAATTACAGAAGTGCCGCCGTCGCCCATTATTAGCGAACAGCCGAACCGTATCCGTCGCCGTGCGACATCCTCTGCGGATCTAACGCCAGAAAATCTAACGAACCGATTTCTAGAGCCACTCGACGAATCGCCATCTACAGGAGAGGACACTGCGTCTGCTCCTGGCGGTGAGCCAGATGTATTGAATCTAACAGTTCGTAATATAATCACCTATAGCAACTATAGCATCCATAATATTATTCCGGATGAACTACGTAACGCAACAACGGAATCCACTATTTCTGCCATTGCGGACACGATGGATAATCTCTTTCTTCACTCGAGTGTGGAGCCACGAGACGAGGAATAAATGGGGGAGTTATCCCTTCCTTAATATAGGAATGAATCGTGATAACGCAAATCTTATTCTGCCCCGGTTGTGGCTAGGGAATAAGAACGCTGCGTTAGACAACCGTTTTTTAGAGGCAAATAATATTACAGTTGTGTTTAACTGTACGAAAGATATACCATTTACAAATCTACCTGTCGCAAAATATCGCATTCCTGTTGACGATAATTTACAGCCAGCAGAAATCAAAAATTTATTGGATTGGTCGCCAGAGATTGTCTACAAAGTTTTAAATGAATACAAACAAGGAAAGAATATTCTAATACATTGTTACGCAGGCGTACAGCGGAGTGCGGCGGTTATGGCAATGACGCTCATTGTTCTTACACGTAGTCCATCCAGTGTGGTTGTTCCATTTATACGTCAAAAACGTCCTATTGCTTTTTTCCCCCATGCGAATTTTGGACGTTCTATTGTAGAGTTTGAGAAACGATTAAATAAGGAAGCTGCGAATCCAGTCCACAACGGGTAATTCTTGCGTCTTGATTTGGATGTTGCTGTGGCTTTTTTGACGCTCTTCTGTTGGCCATTCATCCGGTATATCATCTGGAAAGTATGACGCATAAAACGCATCTAACAGCTCGTCGTTTGGAAATTGGAGTTCATTCGCAACAAATCGGATTCCGTATGTGTCAATTACGTTTTGCCAAAACGGAGTTGCGTCTTTTATCAGTACAGGTGCTCCCATTAGATCTGATTCAGGTCTTATTGGAATACCCCACTCAGCACATCTCTGAATATGAATATGTCTACCTGCTCGTCCCATTGGAAATGTCGATGTTAGCACATGTTCCAGAACGGAATGAGACGGTTCCTTCGTCGGCGTAGTGTTGATAAGAGATGCGTATGCGACTGCGAGAACACGCAGAGCGACTTCTTGGTGCGTGGTTGCTTCAAACAAATCTATGAATGGCTTCTTTACGTCGAGAGCGGTTAGAAGACTTGCGACAGCGGCCTTATTCTCTGCGATAAGGTAGGCTGTAAGATACGTCGCACGATAGAGGTTTTTATGGTTCAGTGCGTTCTTGACGGCTCTCCACAGGGTTGTTCCCTGATACGGCGTCCAAGTTGCGGGTAGGACTGTCCACGGAGAGGGCGACGGAGTTTCGTAGGGCGGTGTTGTAATACGTGGAATAGAGGATGGTTCAATGGCGACTGTCCGCTCAGACAATAGTGTTCGCAGAAAGGCTTCTGGTGCCTCATGTATGTGCATATACGCAGTCGTGCGATTCGCCGTATTATAAAGAGGGTCGTCACATAGCCACGCAAATGTTACGATGCGTATAAGTTCGTCACGTTCTCCGCTGACGAGTAGTTCTTTCGCACAGTGGGCGGCTGCTTTTACGTCGCCAGCTAGGAAAGAAGAAAGAAAGGTCACCGAGACTGTATCTCGGGTGTAGAGATGCTGTGTCGTCATTGTTCTCACACTCTTATTGGGTGTGAGAGCAATATTCAATTTTTTTACGAATCAAAAATTTTTTTTGTTTTTGTGTTTTTTGGTTTTGTCTTTTTGGTGTTTCTGTTGCCTAGATGTCGTCGATATCGATCTCCTTGTCATCATCACGGCCTTTCGCCTCATCCGCCGACTCATCGTCCTCTTCATCGCCAGCACGCTCGCTGTAGTCGAACTCGAAGCCCGACTCCTTTTCGGTGATCGTCTCGACTTTATCAATATCCTGTACCATCCAGGACGGCACCAGACCCTCCTTCTGTAGGCTGTAGGCCTGCTTCTTCTCAATAATGGTCTCGATGCCGAAATGATCCGCTGACCGGATCTCATCCACATCCGGATTGAAATCCTTGCCGAAGAAGACCGCCACCATAAAGCCCGTGCTGATAGGCGTTGCGCCACGCTTGCTCAGCAGCGGAGGAATCTCCGCACGGAGTTCCTTTGGTCCTCGCCGTGTGTCAATCGCAACAATTGCGTGATTCGTATCGATAATCTTGGAGACACGTGCGAACAGCATCCCCGCCGCCTTCTGCTTGAGACTCTCTGCGACCGGATCGGGTCGGGCGTCTTTCTTCACCGGCTTCGATGCGAGAATCGCACCTAAAACAATATCGTTTGCCCTGCGAGCATTAATCTCCTTACGAGCACCGCCAGACAAACGACCCTTCTTGGAACGAGGCATGGCTGAAAAGAAAGAAAGATGAAAGAAATATGTAAAAGGAAATAATCAAAGAAAGGAAGCCTGGGTTGCTATTTTAGCAGCGGAACCTAGTCAATTTTTTCCGAAGCCTAAGACCAATCAATGACAATAGAATCATCTGCAACATATTTCACATCGCAATCCGGAAAATTTATCCTGAGAAACGCAATGATATCAATAGCGATATGTTGGAGATGTCCGCATCGTGGATAGGTATAGGTTGAATATCCTTTCTTTGCGTAGGCTAACACATTGGATGTAATCTCTCGGACAACACGGATAATATTCTCTTTGTGTTCTTGTAATCGGGCTTCCGCTGTTATATCTGCGAGACGTTTACGAGATATAGGCAGCGTTTCCATCCGTTTCTTGTACTCAAAAAGAAATTGATTTATAGGGGTCTACGCAGATGAACGGAGGAATTCAACCGGCCACTCTGACTTTAGGTTACGAAGTTGGTCTAGCAGAATAGGCAAATAGTTGCTCACATTTGACCGCTCAAGAATAACACTCGGATACGCCGGACAATCAATCTGTACGTAGTCACAGCCGGCCGTATCATACTGAACCGCAGCGAAGAAATTCGCAATATAGGGAAGCATTTCCTGGGATTCCAGATGGAAGATATGACCATTGTTCAGAGATGGCTGTGCGAACATACCACTGTATCCATTGTTCGACTCCGCAGGAACAATCGTTAGAATATCATCGGGATTATCCGTCTTCTGAAGCGTAATAATCAGAGGAGAATATTTATTGCTGTAGTGTGATAGCATATAGAGCGTATCATTGTCCATTACATCATACGAGTCAAGGCTACGCGAATTGTCAAGAAGCACATTGTTGTAAAGAATATGATGCTTCTTCGCAGGAGAACATAGCAGCCCATTCAGCTTGTGCTTCATAACCTCAACCGTATCCCATTCATTAACAGTGAGTTCATATCGGTCGCCGGTGAGGGTCTTCAGAACTAGACGCATGGTGTATACTTGCGACTGTGTCATCAAGTTGTCCTATCAATTTTTAGACTGACAAATACAAATTCCTATAGGATGTTGTCCTTTTATTGCTGATTTATCAATTCGTTAAGACGTTTCTGTGCGTCCAGTAATTCAATCTGTGCTTGTAGGATTTGTTTTGCTTTGAACTCCTGTGCGACAAGTTTTTTATCCGCCGCCTCTTGTTCCTCTGCCTTGAGACGTGCTGCTTCTTCTATACGGCGTGCTTCTTCCGCAATTATTGCTTGTTGTGCGTCTTCTTCTGCCTTCCTACGTGCTTCTTCATTTCTTACAATCTCTTGTTCGTACTCCAAATGGTCTTGTTTTAGAACATCCGAGGCAAATGTATCAAATAGATATTTTGCGACGGGTTGTAAATGAGACATAGTATATGCGGATGGGTCTACTGTGTCACCTGCGGCTCCCCATTTATTATGCTGCGGCGAATAAGCAATTATATTGGATACAAAGGGTTGTAAAATAGTAGGAAGCGGGTATTTATATCTGTCGCCATGACGCATAGGTGTATCGCCGACATATTGGATAAAGGCACCATCAAAGGATGATGGCACCATCTGCCCTTTTCCTAAACTCCATACCTGACCAGTATTATCAATCACAATGTAGTGCTTAGGGTTTCCTATTATGTAGCGATTGCCTAGTGTGCTTTGTGGTACTGTTTTGGTAGGTGGATCAATGGGTGGAATCAACTCATATGCCAGTTTGCCACTTCTCAGCAACGCCATACTCTTGCGAAACTCTACATTTTGTGCGGGGCTACCTCCCAATATCTGTATGAATTCTTTCAGGCCACTTCGCTCATCTTCAATATCCTGTTCCAATGCTTCAAATTGTGCGAGGATATCTCTTGTTGTATTCACAGGTGTTATAGTCCATTCTTTCTCTAAAATTTTCTGTATAACTTGATCTGGCAACTGTATCGTTGACTGTTCGTAATCTCTCTTTTTATAAGGACAGCGTGTTAGGTGTAGACCACGCTCGTTTGAATAGACAGTCTCTTGTACCCATACGTTCCCGTAATTGTCGACAAAGAGTGTAGAATCTCCTCGTATCCACCCAGTGATGAACCAGATGTTGTGCGATTCGAGATTTTCTACATACTCTTCATGCTTTTTACCGCGGTCGTCAAGAGCGTACATATTATTGGGATCATAGTCGCCTGTAAGCCATGAAAACTTATCATAGGAAATTTTTCCATAATTGTGGGTATATGTAAACAGCATTATAATTTGTAGTAGTGTGTATAAATTATTGGGTCAATTTTTGCTATTACAAAAAAAGAATAATGTATTGGTCTAGTAGCCACCTCGTAGACGGAGAACCAGATGGAGCGTCGACTCCTTCTGAACGTTGTAATCGGCGAGCGTGCGACCGTCCTCCAGTTGCTTGCCCGCAAAGATGAGACGCTGCTGATCCGGCGGGATGCCCTCCTTATCCTGAATCTTGGTCTTTACGTTCTCAATCGTATCGCTCGGCTCAACATCCAGCGTAATCGTCTTTCCCGTAAGCGTCTTAATAAATACTTGCATGGTTCCTATATGCTGTTTGTATATAGCAACAATGGTTATATCAATTTTGTTTAGAAATCCGCATCCGTTGCGAACGTCATCTCTTCCGCCGCCCTACCCACACCAACTTTTGCGTAATTCGTCACCCGCTTCTCAAAGAAGTTATCCTTGCCTTCCAGTGAAATACGCTCCATAAACGAGAACGGATTCGTCGTATTCCAGATTTTCGGATAACCGAGTTGTACGAGCAGACGATCCGCCACGAATTCAATATACTGCGTCATCATCTTCGCATTCATACCAATGAGAGAGCAAGGAAGTGCTTCCGTAATAAACTCCTTTTCGCACTTGACCGCCTCACGAATCATCTTGTGTGCCTTCGTCTTGCTCAACTTATGGTTCAGAAACCCGTAAAGCAGACAGGCGAATTCTGTATGAAGTCCTTCATCGCGCGAAATAAACTCATTCGATGTAGTCAGACCAGGCATAACACCACGTTCCTTAAGCCAGAAAATCGCACAGAACGAACCGCTGAAGAAGATACCCTCTACGGCCGCAAACGCCATAAGCCGTGACGCAAAGTCCGATTCCTCAGACTGCATCCAATGAATCGCCCATTCTGCCTTCTTACCAACACATGGTACCGTTTCTACCGCATTCAGAAGTTTCATCTTCTCCGCTGAATCTTTAATATACGTATCAATAAGTAGCGAATACACTTCGCTATGAATATTTTCCATCGCAATCTGGAATCCATAAAAGCAACGAGCCTCTGGCCACTGAACGGCCTTCATCATATTGACAGCTAGATTCTCATTGACGATGCCGTCGGATGCGGCGAAGAATGCGAGAACGTGCGAAATAAAGTGGCGTTCGTTATCCGTCAGAACATCCCAATCCTTACGATCCTTGGACAGGTCGAGTTCCTCGGCCGTCCAGAAACTACCCTCCGCTTTCTTATACATTTCCCATACCTTTTGGTTCGCAATCGGAAAGATAACAAACCGTGACGGATTTTCAGTTAAGAGCGGCTCTTCCTTGCGGCGTTTTGTCTGAATAAACGCCCCCGCCATCTCTGATTTTTTGGCGATAGAACCGCTATCGACCGATGTAGCACGACGGCGTGCTGTACGTGGTTTAACATCCACAGTACTCAGAATTTCAGACATTGTACTTTTGCGGAAGATTATAAATCCGGGAAGATTACGACGAGTTGACTATAGTGTTTTATGTAGTCTTTGTGTCATTTTTTCTACGCTCGACGTCAAAATTGACGGCTGAATTTTTACCCTAAGGGTAGGGTATTACAAGCATGTATACTGAGGAGTCTATCATCATCAGTGGCCTAGGCGGATGGACTGGAATGCTACTTGGAATTCTTTACATTTATAACAAAGAGGCAAATGTCTCTATGGGAGACATGGTTCTTGTTGTATCGGCACCCGTTGCGATGGTTGCTACAATTCGTCTCGTATTTACGACCCTGATTACCATTCTCTCCTTCTCAACGAACGTATATGCGACGATGCTTGACCGCCAGGTACAGTTGGTCGCTATCTTTATGATTCTAAGTTCCGCAATGGTATCGAGCATTGGACTTACCCTTCAGCGTTGGGATAAACTACGTGATGAGCAGGTCGAGGCTGTTGAAGAGGAGGCCGTTGACGAAGGCGACGCTGTTGACGAAGGCGACGCTGTTGACGAAGGCGACGCTGTTGATGAAGGCGACGCTGTTGATGAAAGCGAGGCTGTTGAAGAGGACGAGGTGATTGACGATGAGGAGGCTGTTGATGAGGAGGCTGTTGATGAGGAGGCTGTTGATGAGGAAGCTGTTGACGAGGGGGCGACGGATGTTGCGAGTGACTTTGAGGGCGATGCTGACGATGAATCCGAAAATACGGCTCCTAAAATGGAGGAGGTGAAGAGGTTTGACTTTAGTATTCACGACATGTATAAACGAATTTACGGTATTATGTTTATCCAGTAAACATGATAAAAAAATTTGAATCGTCTTTTTCATTGATAAAGAATACCAATGGATCTTCCAAATGTATTACTCAAAAATATTGTAGATTACCTGGATCCAAAAACACTCGGTAATGTTGCGCAAGTCTCCAAAGAATGGCGTACACTTGTCTATCGCCCTTCTGTATGGAGACAACTACGTTGGAAGCAACATCGAAACGAGTTCTTTTATATGTCTGAACACTTGCCATCCAATATTCGGCATATTGGTGAGCCAACCGATTTGTGTTTCACGTCCTGGGTCGCCTCCAAATTAAGGCATTCCAATGAAATGTTTATGGACAATATGCCTCGTGAACTTCTTCTATTGAAAAACGTAAATGAGTTTATGACCGCTATAAAAGCACATTGGCAAAAAATAAACAAACCATGTGTTCATACCCACCATCATAAATGGTCAGATGTAATAAAAGCAAGAGCACATCTTAATTCTCTTATGCCAGATGATATTGCTCGCATTCACTACCGACTTATTCACTATCCTATTGCGGAAACAACTAATCAATACAGATATTGGCTTGAAGAGCATTTGAATGATTTACGTCGCTGTGATATACATTTTATTGATCGTCGTATAGAATCCACACCTCCAACAGATATCTTAAATATTCTTACAGAAAAAGTAGAAAAAACGAACCAGCAACGACGAGAAGCCTATTGGAAACTTCGTGAACATACCAAGCAAAAATATCATACATCTATACGTGCGTTAGGGCGTATTGGAAGGGCGGAGTTTGATGCGAATGAGCAGCATATTCTGAAGAATTATTCCTATTAGAGTTTCCATTGTATAGGCTCGAGCCCCTGTTGTTCTAGAAACGCATTCGCTTGTGAAAACGGCTTGGATCCGAAATATCCACGATGAGCACTCAACGGCGATGGATGAACCGTTTCCAACACTTTTTGATTCTCGTGTAGTGTAAGTTTACGAATTGTCGTTTGGGCGTGATTGCCCCACGCAAGAAAGACAATCGGGCGTTTCGTCGCAACCACAGCCTCTAACAGTCGTTGTGTCAGTTGCTCCCATCCTGCTATCTTTGCGTGGCTGCCTGGATTGCCTTCGTCCACTGTCAGAACCGTATTGAGAAGCAGAACACCACGGCGTGCCCAATGCGATAGGTCGCCCTGTGTGATTGGCCAGTCCGCATCTGTCAATCCTAGGTCGCTTATACATTCCTTCCGAATGTTTTTGAGAGACGGTGGAAGGACTACACCCGTCTGTACCGAGAAACTCAAACCGCAAGCCTGGCCGGCTCCGTGATACGGGTCTTGTCCTAGAAGAACAACACGTACGTCCGAAAGTGGAGTGAGTTCCAACGCTGCGAATACACAGTCATCTGGTGGGTAGACCGATACAAGACGACGGCGTTCCTCTACATATGTGAGGCAGGCTTTACCTGCGGGTGACTCTTTCCACGCCGCAACAAGCGACGTCCATTCGGATGCGTCAGGAGGCGTATCTATTTGTGTCGGCAGCGGCAGCGGCAGCGGCTGCGATTCAAGCGGCGGCAGTTCAGCTAGTGTTTCGTAAAAGCGAACTACCGAAGAGTGAGCACGAATTCGTCTCGGGTCTAGATTCCAAACATAGAGTGATTCCATGTTCCTTACTCGACTCAGGGCGACATACGCCTGACCACACTCAAAGGTGCTGGATCCGATATCAATCAGAGCACAGTCGAGCGTCGCACCTTGACTTTTATGAATTGTGAGAGCATAAGCGACACGAAGCGGAATCTGTTGACGAAACAGAGTGGGAGAATCATTGGACTCCCAATCATGTAGACCTATCTCTATGGGTTCTCCATATAGGAATTGGACAATCGGTGTATTGTTGGGCTTGAATCCTACAATCACACCTCGGCTTCCATTCACAAGTCCGCTATCAACATCTTTGTTCACTAGAAGCATAACCTGACATCCTAGACAGAGTGTGAGTGATGGTGCGTAGTTGGAATCATTGTCCAGTCGTCCAACAAAACGCTCCAACATCTCTCCAGTTGGCACTTCTTCGCCTGCGATCGGACGAAGTACCGTCTTTGCGATAAACGGAATGAGTGGTTTGTTGAGAGCAAGCACATTCTTCTCGTTAATTGTATCAACATCCGCATTCCGACTGAAGAGCAGTGTCGGCTTAATAATACGTGCCTTCCAATCGAGACCTTGACGACTTTTGAGTAGCTCAATAGAGGCTTCAGACGGTCGACCTATACGGCACTCATTCAGAAGCATTTGAAAGTCTACATCCGTTTGACGTTCGATGCGTTTGAGTACAACGGGTCGTAATTGCGTGTCTGGCCAGCGTGGCGATTCAAACGCAAAACGCCCCAACACTTCACCGCTAATTCCGCGAACAACGGGCGGAAGTTGAAAGAAGTCGCCGCACAGCACGAGTTGAATACCACCAAACGGCTTTGTATTCGCACGTATGGCCTTTCCTATCGTATCCAACTTTTCAAAGAGTTCTGGAGTCATCATACTGATTTCATCCACAACTAGAATATCTACTATCTTCCATTTACGCTTGGCTTTCGCATTTTTAAGAATGAATGTGATAAGAACCTGAGCGGTTTCACGAGCCAGACCAATGCCTGCCCATGAATGAAGTGTCTTTGCTCCATTTCCTAGCAACAACGCCGCACAGCCGGTCAACGCAGTGAGTGCGATTTGTTTTTTGATGCTGCGTGCCCATTCCACAACTGTACGAATAAGAAAGGACTTTCCAGCCCCAGCGGGTCCGGTGAGAAATATGTTGTGACCATCTTTTATCTGCTGTAACGCAGCTTCCTGCTCTTCATTCAACGGCATATTGTCGTTTGTGTATACTGATTAAGACTAAGTCAATTTTTACTTTCTCATTTTACAACTTCCAATTTGCACAGGCCATATTGATATTAAACCCCTTTTTGCTACAAATTATTCATCTATTATCAAACATACGTTTTTGGAATAATCTTTTTTAATTATGTCGTATTTATAAGCTAGGCACTCCTCGCATAATCTTCTTATAGAACCGCATGCCCATAATGGACGATATTCTGCGGTTTTACACATAATACACGGTTCAGGTTCCATTCTTGATTTAGCTATTGGTAACTTTTCCAACCAACTTTCTTTTATACGTTTTTCATTTAGTTCGTATATTTCTTTTAGTTTTTTATCACCATCGTAAAGTTTCCAAAAGTCGCACGGGTCTTCTACTTCAAGTTCTTCAAAAAAATCATCCCAAACATTTTTGAGTGCACATACAAAGTAAATTTTTTGTTTGTCGTTACTTAATTTTACTTCTGAAGGATATCCGTGATAGCATAATGGTCTATCCACTACATCCTCTTCTTTCAATAAACTTATTTCTGATGATATATGTTTGTAAGTTCCCTTAATATGACCTGGTCTGCTACACATCGCTCTTGACATTTCCAATGTGTCGTCAAGACTTTTGTATGTATATTTACCCCCTCGTATTCTATACCATTCTTTTCCTGTGCCGTATTCATGATTTTCACGCCTTTCCCACAAATAACGTTCTGTAATTGCGTTCTCTATCGCCAAATTATCGCCACCTTCTCCCCAATCATCTAAAAAATCCTTGTCATAAAATCGGTTATTGTCTATTAAGAACTTGTAGTTGCGATAAGACTGATTGTCACCAACTTTATAAAGTCCAAGCAATTTATTAGGCTTATGACGATGCGTGTTTGCTGCCCCTATTCCATTCAAGTGTTCACTAAAACGTCTATATAATCGTCTAGTTTCTCCTACATATATAAAATTGTCTTCACATTCAAGAACATATACCCAATGAACCATTATGTAAGCCTATGTATAATAAAACAGTACGCTTTATACTTAATCCATTTCTTTGGTACTGACCTAGATGCTTTTATCTGCGACGGCGGCTCCGTTGACGCCGTCCACCCGCCATTCCTACGACCGGAAGTTTATGAATCAAAATATTAATCCCTTTCTCAACATAAAGTTGAGTGGTTCCACTTGGGTTTTCGGCCGGATTCATATCACCGAAAACTTCGTCTTTGAATTCGGGATTCTCTTTTGTCTGCTCTTCCATCGCTTCCTTGTGTTTATCATTCGCAGCCTTTACTGCTGTAGCATACGTCATATAGGCTTTTGGATATGCGTCTCCATTTTCAACAATTACATACACAAACTCCATATATCTACTAAAAGTTATGATAATTTTATCTCCATCATATACCGCTTCTCCTGTTTGCTTGTTGTATGAAATCCGTTGTGTTTATATCCGTTATATGCTTTCACATTATCCTCGTGAACCTTTAGTTCAATGGTACTGTAGTTTTGTTGCCGAAACGATTCGCATACACAATTCATAAAGAGCGAATTATACGATAGATTGTCGGTAATTATTTTTCCACGATATTGTGGATCAATCAAATAGGAATAGAGATAAATGCGTTTCTTTTGTGTGAGTTCTGTCTTACAAAATCCCGCAATTGTTGTATTGTCAAATAGCATTGAATATTGTAATGGCCGACATGTATTGTTCTCCGCTAGAAAGTCGCCCATTGTATAGTCCGTGTTGCGATATACACTTATGTTCCGATTTAACGTGTAAATCGCATTGTAAAAGGGTTCGTAATGAAGTGCATTATGAACTTGCTTTGCTGTAAATTGTCGGAATCCGAGATGGAACACCAGGTCTGTATAGAATGTAAATAAATTGTATACAGAACTAAACGTAGGGTATAAAAACATCAATTTTCTAAATTAGCACATTTCGCAACTTGCCAATCAGAGATATATACGACATAGAGTCCTCCTCCACTCCAAACAATGTCTTTAGTGTTTGATTCATGCGGACTGTCTCATCTGCGTCGATGAGGTTCATCTGAAATAGATACGCCCGTAAAAGTTCGCATATTTCTTTAAAAGAGTAACGCCGTTTTATATTGATACCGGGTAGACCAGGAGGACGGAATGCGAACGTAGCCATCCGAAACGGCGATGTCGAAAGATACGGGACGTCGCCCAGTTGCTGTAACATTATGTTTTCAAGGGGGCGTTCTAAAGACGCAAGCTCCTCGTCCAAATCTTCTATACTCGCAAGAAGTATTTCCAGTGTATCTGTTAATGTTACAAGTTGTTCTTCAATCTCTAGAATACCTTCATCGTCGCTTTCATCCTCTGTATACGACGACACAGACATCTCTATCCTAGGGGTGCGGAAGTTACCGCCTCAATCATTTTTTACCTTAGAGACCAGCCAACTTATCGGAGTATGAAATTCATTTTGAATATACCATGACGATGTATCACTCTCCACAGGCGAACGTATAGCGTACCACCAATGGCGGGGTATGAAGATGGCGTTTCCTGGACGTAATTTAATTTCAATATATTTGACTGTATCAATCCATGGTATTTCGGTCGTTGTTTGCTCCCACGGATTCTTTCCCGTTAATGGAGTGGAGACAGTTGGTGGAATCGCTCCCTCGTGAGCAATCCACAATTCGATTGGTGCTCCGTCGGCTGCTACAATTCCTGTAAATTCCGCAACGGTTTTTCGCACTCCACGAAATCCCTTTACGGGCAATACGTGCGGATTGACTCGGTAATGGGGTATCCACGACCAATGCGAGAATCCATCCGCAATCATATGTTCAGACGTATTTTGTAACTTCATAGCGGTAACAATATCCTGAATGTTCTCAGGCATTGTTGTATGGCTGCCTTTAACCCAGACATTCCATGTAGTTCGGAAACCCTTTCCCTTCTCACGCACAATTGTTGTCCACGTCTTATTCTCGGTATTTGCATGAGTCCATCCGCCTATCCAATATTTCGGAACATTCCGTATTACAATCGGTAATTGCTCCGAAATTAAGTCCTTCCATGTCATATTTGGTTCATAATCACGTTGTAGTATCTGAAATTCGTGTATTGCTCCACGATACGCAACAATACACACTCCTAATATAAGGAGTGTTAGAAACAGAAGTTCAAACACCATTTGAATATATAGCGGATATTTGTGACGTTCATAAAACGCATTGCTAAATTTCTTGTGCGTCTGTATTCATTTGTTTCACGATATGTAGATGTGCTTTAAAGAGTTTAGGAAGTGCGAAAAAATATAAAAACCCAAACGGATATGTATAATAACAAGCCAATAGACAATTTGCGACTGTATAGATAAGCATGTTTCGGGGATTTACACCGTCCACATTTGTTTTGAGCCAGTAACGAGCATATATATGTTTAGAGCGAACAGCATGTATGAAATAACTATAAAATAAACCATAAAATATGGTTACACCAAGTACTGAAAAGAAAAAGAACTCTCGTGAACGATTGTCATATAAAAAATACTCTAGAATATCCGAGTATTGCGGCATTGTATCGTTTTCCATGTTCTTCAAATACATCATTGTATTCGTCCAATGTATAATGATTGAAACAATTAACGGTTTGGACAGTATAAACCACGACCCAGTATGTCCTGGATCCGGAACAGACTCAACCGGCCACTTGCGAAATAGTTCAAACTCCGTTAAACAAAGTTGGCAGCGATAGACTGCTTCCTCATTTTCGGTTGTTTCTCGCCAACGTATAAGACAGCGAAGATGAACGTATTTTACGGAACCTATACACGCACAGGGTGCAACAAGTGGATTTTTAGAGGTTTCCTGCGGCATCAAACAAAAACGGCACTCCATTTAGAGATATAGGCACATTATTTTTATAGGAATATGCCTTATATATCAGTTGTATTGTCAGATGGTTTAGGCAACAGATGCTTCCAAATTGCAGCCATGCTCGGATATGCGGAACGTCACGGACATACGCCTATTCTTATACATGAACATATGAAACCAACAACATCCCATAAAAATACGGAACAGGTTGTATCTATATTTCCCTCTATTCCTGTTATGTCTATGGATACCTCACGATGGTTTCTTGTGACAACAAAAGACGACGATGCTCTCACCTACGTAGACTTACCGTACGTGAAGGATGATGTCTTATTGCGTGGATATTTTCAATCCGAGCGTTATTTTCCACGTGTGCGTATTTGTCCTGTACTTCCAACAGTTCAGTCTCTGCCTCTCTCTCAATCCTTGTTTCTTCATGTTCGCCGTGGCGATTATCTATCGCCGTATTGTCGGCATCACTGCGTGGACTTGACAGCCTATTGGCGGCGGGCGTTGGACGTATTCTGTGCGGATGCGTTTGTCATTGTTGCGTCGGATGATATTCCGTGGTGTGAACGTGAATTGCCACGACTCTTTGGAGACCGTGTATTACCGCACCAGTGGGTATTTTTACGCAATATGAGTGAATTGGAGACACTGTCCGTTATGGCAGGATGTCGGCACGGAGGCATTTGTGCGAATAGTACATTTTCGTGGTGGGGAGCGTATTTCAATACGGCGGGCACAATTGTAATGCCTACGCCGTGGGGATATCCACCACTTCCGCCCGCACGCGATATTTATCCTGAACGTGCTGTAGTGCTGGATGCGTCACGGGGAGTAGTCTAAACCATTCTGCGTGTTATAGACTACAAGAAATGGAGTCTCCGCGTACAATACTTCTTACATTGATTCCGGTACTCTCCACTATTTTATACATGTATAATGAGCCTAATTTTAGTTGGGTTCGCACGCTTCCTTATATAACACCCGTGTTAGCAACACTTCTTATGAGTATACCAAGTACAGGATACTCTAGCAATCTTAGACGAGTTTGGAATTACATATATAAAGAAAACAAGGCGAATTTCACTGCGCGTCTGGCTCTACGTGCTTGGCGCGATGAGCCGGATTCTATTGTACGCTGTTTTTCTACAGTTCTATGGGAATGGAATCGCAAAAACCGCACTGTAAATTGTAATAATTTAATGGAAGAGTTTTCTAGAAATGGATATTGGGAACGGGAGAATGAGTATGACTACAACCCTCTATTTGTAGACGAACCGGATTGTGATTTTTGGAATATAGACCATCCCAATATCCGCTACCGCATGTGGTTGATGCGACCCTCGGATCGCGACGGTGTAGAGCATCCTGAGATTTTTCTGAAGATACATTTCCTGGATGCGAATACATCGCCGAATCGTGTCATAGACCATATTCAATACATACGCGACGAAGCCAAACGTATACTCAAGACACGCGGTCAGATTCAAAAAGTTCTCGTTAGCCAAGAAGAAGGTGGCGGTAGAGATTCTGAACGACGCAGTAGTTCTACTGCGCTTTCGTTTGTTAAATTTGAATTCGCTACGACGAGTTCGTTTGACAACTTCTTTTCTGAGGAGGCCGAAACAGCACGCAAGGATATAGACTATTTTATGAATAAAAAAGATGAATATGTGCGTACAGGACGGCCTTGGAATTATACAGTTTTGAACGAGGGTCCTCCTGGTGTGGGAAAAACCAAACTCGTAAAGGCTATTGCGGCGTATACGGGACGCACCCTTATTGTCCTCAATCTCCAGCATATTGAATCCATTAATGCTCTGTACGAAGCATTTCATTCCTCTGTGCTAGGAGGCGAACATCTTGAACATACAAAACGGTTGTATTATATTCCAGAAGTGGATACACAACTCAATGATTTTCTGAAACGTCGTGCTACAGCTGAAAAATCACTTGTTCTTCTTGAAGGCGAGACCGAGAGCCAAAATTCCAAAAAATCAACAGACTTTAAAGAGTCGGATAAACTAAAATCGTTTACGAAAGCATCCAAACAACCCACACTTGGCGAAGTGTTGAATATTCTGGATGGTATTCCAGAACGGCATGGTCATATCATTGTGATTGATACAAATCATTTGAAGGATTTGGATGCTGCGTTTATTCGTCCTGGTCGTGTGGATCGCATTTTATCATGGGGGAAAATGACAGCGTCGAATAAACGCAAGTATTTGGCAAATTACTATCAAACGACTGTGGGCGACGATATCGATGTTCCAGAACTATGTATGACGGCCGCAGAATTACAGGCATGTGTATCGCGTTATCCGACTCTAGAAGCATTTTTGAGAGAGTTTGCATCTGAAAAAATTGAATAGCTTTTCTAGATATAAAGCATCCGTGCGTCTAAATACTACACTATATTCTTCCTTCCTTTCTTTCATTTTCCATGCCTAAGTTGTCGGATTACTTAGACATAGCCGAGGAGTATGCGACCATGGCTGCGACACGCATGAAGACGAGTCTTCATATTGCGTTTGTCTACGGTCGTGGCGGAGTTCTTCTGGGTATGTGTACAAATCGGGTTGGGTCTCGGTCTTTGGGTGCTGGTTACGATAAATTTACAATTCATGCGGAGCGTGCGGTGCTTAAAATGGTCGGCGATGTATCTCTTTTGCGGGGAGCAGTGCTTGTTGTTGTGCGGGTCGGTAGGGGCGGAAACATTATGGGGTCGGCTCCGTGCCACGGATGCCGGTGTCATTTGGAGAAGGCGATGGATAAGTACGGCTTGCGTAAGGTGTATTATTCGTGATTGCGAATTAATGTAATGTCAAATACAAACTCTCAGGCTGTGCAATATCACGCAGAATCTCAGCCTGAGCGTTTTTCAACGTCTCCAACATTCTTACATCCGTTTTGTAGGTCGCAATCGTAATCCACTCATTCACAATATTCATAAGTTTGAGTAGACCACGCATAAGATTGCCCTCATAAATATCGTAGCGTTTTGCGAGTTCCGCCGCACTCACGCCGTCTAGCCAATCGTGTCCGATTTCTACCCACAGTGTGGTTAGAGACCAGAATTCTTCAGGCGATTTTACGCCATGCCGACTGTCAATAGCTAGGCCACGTTGACACCACGAATCCATTTCGACAAGTGTATCCTTTACACGATCCGAAATACGAGGTGACAATGAACGCGGATGTACCGTTTTTGTGGATGCTTCACGATCTACAATGAGCGATCCGAGAGCGCTCACAATTTCTTGTGCGGACGCATCGTTCAAACGGTTTGACTCGTAGAGTTTCGCAACGAGCAGTGGATTTGCTTCATTGACCTCCGTGGCGAGAATGCCGAATTCTGTAAGAACAGGTGGACTTGCGTCAGTCCCAGTCGTCGCATCAATCGCACTAATCGCATTCCATTCCTTCAACGCTTCAAACACAGGAGCAATACGTGATGCGTAGACAGACTCTGTGAGCGATTCAATGGCTTTATGAACTACTTGAAGTTGTCCTTCCAGACGTTCATACTGTTCATTCATCTTCGCAGCCGCTGCCCATTTGGGTCCCATATGACGGTCGTTCCACATATCCAGTGCGGTCTGGGCTTTCCGTTTTGCTGCATTGACGGACGTTTTTACCGCATTCGCAAGTTCCGCTCGCTTCACAAATTCGTCACGTTCCGTGGCTAGAAGTGGAATCGCTTTTTGCGTTGCTTGAATTGTTGAAAGTTCCATTTCGGCTTTTTGAACGGCGACTTTCCGCTGTTGCTCCCAGTAACTCGAACGTACCAATGTTTCCCACAATGGTGCGTCCCCTGTTTTGGAGATGAGAAGTGCCTTTAAAATGAAATCGTAATGGAATTGGAGTCGGCTCTCAAGAGGAACCATTGAACCCGTAAGACAGCCACGAAGTTCATCACCCTCCAAGGGCTGTCGTGCGGGCATATACATAACAAGTCCCTGTGTATCTTTTCCTCGTCGTCCCGCTCGTCCCGCCATCTGAATATACTCATCCGCACGGAGTGCTCGGAATCCGCCGCCATCGGACGGCTTTTTCAGATCTAGAAAGACGACTGTACGAGCGGGCATATTGAGACCGACCGCAAAGGTTTCCGTACAGAATAGCACCTTAATGAATCCACGGGAGAAGAGAAGTTCAATAATCTCTTTCAGCAGTGGAAGAACGCCGCTATGGTGAAACGCAATTCCACGCTCCAGAAGCCGTACAATCTGATGATATTGCTGTAGATGTTCCAGCGTCTCATTGTATTTATGTAGATGAAACTTGAGAATATGACGAATGCTCGCAACATCGCTCGGCTCAATCAACGTATCGCTGAGTTGTTCCGCATACCGTTCACACTCTTTACGACTGAAGACGAAGAAGAGAGCCGGTAGCAGAGAACGTGTACTCAAATGATTCACGCATTCGTTCAACGTATGGGTAAACGACTGAAGTTTGACTTTGCCCGCAGAACCAGCAATACTGTCGCCAGATGCTTTTCCCGCTGCGACACGACGAGCCCAATCATCCGCATCTTTCGCACGTTTCTCACGATCACGTATCCATTGCGAATAGACTTGGCCTTGAAACGGTGCTTCGTCGCCGTCTTTCAGAGGACGAATTGGCAGATGTGATTGTGCTGCGTCATAAATACCGTGAATGAGCGGAACAACACGATGAGTCGTTTTGAGGAGCGTAATTGGAGTCTGTTTGACCTCGCCCAACCAAGAGGCGAACGCCTCAGGACTATCAATCGTTGCGGAAAGAAGAATCATGCGAACGGTGGGCGGCATCAGAATGAGTGTCTCTTCCCATACATGCCCGCGTTCCGGATCATTAATGTAATGAACCTCGTCAAAGACAACCGCGCCAAGATTGTTCAGAGTCAGCTGTCCTGCGGTGCCTAGATATTGTGTCGGTGTTGCTTGCTTGAAGAGCAAATTGCGTAAAATTTCGGTTGTCATTACAACAATATCCGCCTCTGGATTGTTCTTAATATCGCCCGTCATAATCCCGACACTCGATGACGGAAACAAGAGTTTTAGGTCGTGATATTTCTGATTGCTAAGTGACTTAATCGGTGTTGTGTAAAAGATACGCTTGCCTTGCTTGAGCGAATACGCAATTTGGTATTCGCCGACCAGCGTTTTACCAGACCCCGTTTTTGCGGTAACCAATACATTCTCACCACGATGGATGCTGAGAATGGCCTGTTGTTGGAAGGGATCCAAAGGAAAGGTATAGGTGATGGCTGGATCCGCAGGAGGATAACCCTCGGCGGGAACAGATGTGGAGGGAACGTTCAGAAGCGACATTTGTTTTGTAGTTGAATAAAGTATGGTTACATCAATTTTTTATTAGGTGGTATTCTTTAGAGAGGATGTCTGATACCGTCCGCATTACTGGAGATGCTCTTGATTATTTGAAGGTTCATTCACAATTAGTACAAACTATGCTTGAAGATGAAGACAATAAAGATGTATTTGAGATTGATGTTGAACTATTGCCGAATAAGAGCATTGATGCTCTATTTCTTCAAGAATGGATTGATGGTAAGAAAATAGGCGAACGTAAGAATGACGGTTCCTTCACATTAGCAGTACCCTTTACAGAAGAACAAGTCTATACATTATTAGATTTTATGATGGTCGCACATCCAACAACTCTTGTGGATACGTTTCGGATGTTTCCTGCTCTCGGAAAACCTGGAAACTTAGTTATCACACATAGTATGCGAAAACCGTTAGCGAAAGCAGCAACTAAACCCGCCTTGAAGAATTACAACAATTATATTCCTAACTACTACAATAATAATGAACATGAAATAAAGGCGATTGAAGAAGAAAACGCAAAACGTGCTCGAAAACGGTTTGCGTATGTGGATCCCAATGACAGCAACAATTCAAACCGCATGAAACCGTGGGCAAAACGTGCGGCTACAAAACGTGGAAAAGGAAAAGCAAGACGCACAACACGCCGCCGACGAAATTAGGCTCTTCCAAGTACCGTTGGAGCCGTAAATACAGCCAGTGCGTCTAACAATCGGGTCTTATTCAAAATCATCGCAACATGGCCTTCTCCGCATTTCAAATAGAGTCGCTGCGTTTCTTCCGGTGTGAAATAGTTGTAAATACGGCATATAATTTCCAACAAGTATACGATATCTTCAAAACAGTATCCTGCCGACCATAATTCTAGAAGCGTTTGGAGTGTCTCTACACGGTCATTTCTGAGTGCATTACGACCTAGTTTCTCCAAAAGTTTTACAGGCGGTGCGTTGACAATCGCTTGTACATCCGCCGCTGTGACACTCTCCATATCAGATGACTCCATCACTTGATGAAAGAGTTTGAACAGTCGTGCGTTTCCGAGCGACATACTCATAATCCACGACTCTGCTTCGTCACTAATCTCCACTGTAGAGCCTTTGCGGAAAAACGCACGATTGGTGACCAGATTGACTGGCATAAATTGTAGCATGACGCAACGGCTCTGAAGCGGCTCAATAAATGGCTCGGGTCCCGCCGCCACAAACAGAAACCGTGCGTGTGCTTCGTAGTTTTCCAAAATACGACGTAACGCCTGTTGGCTCACGAGTGGAACGGAATCTGCATCGTCCATCCATACCCACGCTTTTACATTTGGATAGCGGCGTGTACGACGGACAAATTCCGTTAATTGGCCACGAATCGTACCAATACCACGATCATCGACCGAATTTAGAAGCAAAATATAATCTTTATGTTCGGCTTCTGGAACGTTATGTTTGGATAAATATGCATGAATGAACGCACGGCTAAGTGATGTTTTTCCGCAGCCTGGAGGACCAAAAAACATTAAATGCGGTGGATTCTCTAAATGATTTCGTAAAAAATACACAATATGTTCCTGACATATTACGGAGTCCATTGCCAAACTATTAATATAAAGAATGACTGGATGTTTTAGACCGGTGGAGGAATCAACAGGAAATCCATAATGTATCCGTAAATACATTTACAGGTATCTTAAATCTAGATACGAATTGTGGTTTTCATATCAGGGTTGCTTATGAGCGGTTCTGCTTCACTCCCCTTATCTACAAACTTGGAAGTATGGCTGAATAACTCGTCTTTTTATACTAAGCCCTCCAGCAGTATATGTGTTTTTATCGTGCGTTAGAAAAATTAAACTATCCTATTTTATAGAGATTGTATGAACAATAACAATGATCCCGACCCACCGCCAATGCCTGCGTTGCCGCCGCCAAACAATTTGATTGGTTTGAGCCGTATTACGAGTGGAAATATTGAAGAAAATAAGTATTATTTAGTCTCAAGTAAACTACACGGCGAAGAACAATTTACATATAAACTTGTATTAGTTTCATATAAATCGAATGCTACTAGACTAGTAACTTGTTATATTAAAAAATCCGACGATGGTGCAAATAATTGGCAAGATTATGGAGATGGAATAAGGTCGATGTATTCATATGCGAATATTGATAGAGATGCACAAAATGATAGTAGTACTTTTTTTTATAATATTCCAATGGTTGGTGGGGCAATTAAACGTAGACGAAGCAGACGTAATAATGCTAGTAAGGGTAGAAAACTCAGCAGACGCAACAAAGGCAGCAGACGCAAGTAAAATAAGAGTTTATAGAAAAAGATCATACAAATAGAATGCCTATCTATAGATTCAAAGCGGGCACAAAAATGGCGTTAGATACATTTATACTTGATATGGGGTGGGAAGGTGACGTAGAAGATACAGATATCGATGTAATGAATAAAGTTATTGATGTAGCAACATACGAATCTGGCTTGTTTGCGTTTACAATCAATGTAGCTGGTCAAGTTGTAACTCATACAGACGGTGCAGATGAAGATTGGGAAGAAAACGCAGAAGAAATTGCATCCTTTTTACAGGCCTATGTGGTTGAAAAACCTGCCCCGGCCAAAAAGAATGAGGTGACTAAAAATGGTGCGAAAAACAATACAGCTAAAAAAGGAGGTGGTGGGAAAAAGAGGGCAACGCGTCGTAGAGTTCGTTAATATGGATAAATCAACTAATACTATGAAAATAAACGCAATTTATTTTCATAATGTTTTAATGATAAATGGTGGAGTTTTAACCCCCTTTACGTTTCACAACTTTACGTGTTTTGCGGCGTGTTCGTCGCCCACCCTCTGCTAAATATAATTGTGATAGGATGTCAGATATACGAACGGGTTTTTTGATAGCAGCAATATATTGATTTCCCCGCACATTTTTAACAAATGGTACCAAATATTCAACTATAGAACGCATAATAGTATTGGGTATACATGCTTCCCCATTATATACAAATTCGCACAATTTCCCCGCATTTCGTTGCTGAATCAAATAATGAAACAATTGTAATAGTTGGGTTTCAAATTTAGCGGGATTATCAATCATGCGGTCAGGATACGTGTGAAAATAATTATTTAAATATTGAATACGACCCACATGATTATAGAATTTATGCCGAAGCGTAGCATTTATGTGTAAGGATTGCCGATCCGTCATTCCACTAAGATTGCCTTGAATCAATTGCGAGAAGGATTCTAATGGGAACCCATTTATACTATTGTATTTTTCTTGGAAGTTGTTTGCAGCAGTATTCAATATATCAATACCCGGTTTAGATTTAATAGGCAATACGAGTTCAAGTATATGGTCGGGTTCCGTGGTTTCGAATTTAGCAACAATTTGTATTTTAATCATACCTCGGTCATATTGTGGTGAACGAACAATCCATAAATTTCCGACACGGTCTTGTATATCCGATGTATCGGCTTCATGTACTTCTCTGTAATCAAACGGCACCGTATTCTCAAACAATTTCGCAAACAGTGGCATCCGTTCAAGTTGTATTTTTAGTTGGTCATAAATCCAACGTGTATAATTGTCCAACAATATATTCATATGTGCTCCGTCCTCTGTTAATAAATATTCGTAATGATCCACTGGATGTTTGTCTGGTATACGTATGAAGGGCATAACCAGACGTACATCAATATCACCGGTTGGGTCGACGTAATCTCGCAAGTTTACAGTTGCACGACTGTCAATTGCGTTCATTAATTCGTAAACGCATCCGCCGAAAAAATAATATGGTTTATATTTGAAATATGTGGAAATAGGAACCTCTTCTATTTTATAGGTTTCCTCATCTTCCGAATACCACAAGGGGATTGTGCCACTGTAACTATAGTCCAGCCACGGTATATTTTGAACACAAGAAACTAAGTTGAGGCCTATAGGATACGCGTTCTTCACCCAATTTATGCGTCCTCTATCCCGGGTATAGGTGAATTCAGAATTTTTGACAGTTTTTATTTCAAAACCTCCCTTCATTTCTTACAATGTCCTTTTATTTTCCCTTAGTTATAAATGGGGTTTTATCGTGTATAGATATTCTTATACACATTACGAATTTCACTTATTTTCGTTGTATCAATTTTTAATTTGCTAAGTGCATTGTTAAATGATTTTGTGTGATATTCATCTGTCTAAAAGTGTTCTATCTATAATTTTGTTATCCAATAACGAAACGAGGGGGTTGAAAGGAGATTTATCCCCTTAGCAAGGGGTCTAAAATAAGGAAGTATCTATTTATCTAGAATATGTCGGATTTGTACGCTCGTCTCGGCGTGGAACGCACAGCATCCCTTGATGAGATACGTCGTGCGTATAAAGATGCAGCACGTGTGAATCATCCAGACCGTGGTGGAAATGCGGAGAAATTTAAATCCATTCAGGAAGCCCATGAAATCCTATCGGATGAGAATCGCCGACGCATGTATGATATGACAGGCTCTACAAATAACGACGCTGGCTCCGCAATGGGCGGAATGGCAGCAGGCGGCATTCCATTCCAGTTTATGGGCGGCATGGGTCCATTTGGTATGCCTGGTGTATCGTTCGATATGGGAGATATTCTTGGAAACATGTTTGGCGGCGGTGGTCGGCGAGAACGCCGCAGTGGAGGCAAAGGTCCTAACAAATTTCATGATGTTGGTCTTCGTTTGCGGGATTTCTATAACGGTCACGAAATTAAACTGACATTCAATCAGGCTCGTAAATGTAAAACGTGTTCTGGCAGTGGTGCGGAATCGACAGAAGAGTGCCGGCCGTGTAATGGTGCCGGTATGCGCACCATTGTGCGTCAACTGGGTCCTGGTATGATGGCACAAACACGGTCGCCATGCGAAGCTTGTAACGGCGAAGGAAAGCGAACGCTTCGTGCGTGCCGCACATGTAACGGTAAGAAATGTACGGAACGTGAAAAATCGCTGGATATCAAGATTAAACCAGGTATGGCGGAAGGCGAGCAACTCACATTTGCGGGAGAATGCTCTGATTCGCCCGAGTTTGATACACCAGGTGATGTTGTACTTACATTGCGTCGTGCGACAAGCGAAGATGCAGCGTTTGAATGGAAAGGCGACGACCTCTGGATCCGCCACACCGTCTCCTTTTCGGAATCTATTCTTGGATTTACAGTGGCTTTGCCGAATCATCCGAACGGTAAATCGCCGTCGTACGTATGGCGGGGTGGGCCACTCATTCATGGAGCATCGCTCTGCTTTGCGAACGGCGGTATGCCGAAAAAGGCCGGTGTCGGCTTTGGCAATCTCTATGTTCAGATGATGATTACGCCACCGCTCGTTGTTGCGTGGACGCCTGAAGATGCGGCGAAACTCCAATCTGTATTTGGCGGCTCCTCCCAATCATTGGATTCTCCTGAACTTCCTACATTGGTTCTTTCGTCGGCTGAGTCTCTGTTGACGTAGGGTTCTCTATAAAATTTGAGGCGTTTTACATGTTGTGTTTATGTGTTCAGAAATGAAACGTCTTCCCAAATCGACCTATCACCATATTTTCGGATCGTATGTTCAATCTCCACGAATCTTTGCGAGGGTTCAGACAGATGGCAGTTACTATCATCGCAGTAAGCTTTCACGTATTGCTATGATATTGTACCCAGTTGGCAAAATTAAACCGTACACACATATGACGCAAATTATGAACGTAAATGATAGTACAGAAACGGAATGGGCGTCTGTATCGCACGGTCTTATCTTTGCGTTGGAACATGATGAGACTATCATTAATATTGAAAATGATAATCTCAGCGTTGTATCTGGACTTATTATGCCGCATAATCATCTCAAACATGATTATGCTCGTTATTATCGTGATACGATTATGAAACATGCTCGTCAAACGGAATGGACGGGAATTCGCTGGATTCCGCGAGGAATGAATCTTGCGGATTCGCTATTCCACTAACGACGACTGTTCTTGCGTGACGCCTTCTTGGCTTTGCGAGACGGCTTCTTGGCCTTGCGTGACGCCTTCTTGCCCTTGCGGCTGTTGCGTTTGCCGGCTTTTTGTACATACGAATTGTCGGGACCCTTGAAACTGGGAACGACCTGGTTTTCCGTATACCACTGGGGGTTGAGGAACGCCTGGGGCTCCTCCTGGGGCGTAAGAAGCATGGAAGGGGCGTTAATCGGCGATACACCGCCACGCATTCCACGGCGTCGGGAGCGACGGCCACCGCTCATGCCGTATTTGCCCGCAAACGAAGGGAGCTGAGCGAAGGCGTTATCGAGGCTCGTCACACGGGCTCCCGCATGGAGGTCAACCGGCAGCAGTTCGCTGAACTGGCTGGGGTAATCCACCGCACCACCACGCATACGGCGGATGCTGCGCGTCTTGCCGCCGTGGTAGTTTTTCGTCACATTCTGGAACTTCATTCCCTGAGATAAACTGTTCGATGCCGTGAGTACTCGGCCGCAATTCGGGCTCTGGCACGCATCAGTATTGTAACTACCGCTGTACATTTCTATTCTTAGGGGAATATTTTCTAGGAGGCCGGTGCGGAAATCGTCTTTTTACGAACGAGGCCAGACACAATGTAGATACTGTTCTCGGTCATAATGATAAAATCCTCGTTCACCTTGAAGATCTTCTGAATCATTGACGTGTATTCCTCCTCGGAACGCACGAGCATCTTCTGCTTGGAAACTGGGTCTTCACCCAAAAAAGCACGACCCGCATGCGTGTCGTTGTAGTAATCAAGCATAATTGGCTTATCCTCATCAATCGCAATACGTGCGGCGTGCTTGAGAGTCTTCTCGCTCGGCAAAGCGGATTCAGCGGGTGCCGGAGACGTGGTCGTCGTAAGTGCTGTTGTCGGGGCGGACATAATTGTTCTGTTCCGGAAGAACAACCTTTTTCTATTAACGAAACGCGGCTTATTTTGTCACTTTGAATACGTTTCGGGGGCAGGGATGTTGAATCCACCCAGTCTTGACACGTTGTGTTTTCGTCGTTTTGGATGTAACGACTGTGCTCGCATCCTCCTCTTTGTCCTTCACTTCCGGAAGAACGTACACCTTACGTAGAATTTCATCCGCATGGCGTGTAAATATACCTTTAATAAACTCGTACGCTTCATTGATTTGATCCATTGTACGAGCACCTGTAATAATAATTTGTCCCGTTTGAAATGGCGAAATCGTAATCTTCTTACAATCGCCAATCTTCTCTCCATCGCCTGTTCCCTTACATAGTTCGTCGCAGGGACAGATTCCCATAGGGCTACCCGCCGGACGACGTGAATTGTAGAAATATTTCGTTTTTACACCTTGATAAATAGCAGATTCGTAACTTGAATTGAGTTTATAGGTTTCTGACAAAATACGATGAAGTACATCTCTGCGGACTTTTGCACCAATACTAAAATCCGTATTAATCAATTGAATCTGCTCTTTTGAAATGACAGGTGTACTGGTAAATACCGGTGATTCCGTACACGTTTCTTGTAGGTGGCGAATGAGCCATACAAGTGCGTTCCGACTCATCTCCATACTTCGAACACCCGTCATCTGAATTCCGCCGTTACGGAATAGTTTTACATTAATTTCTTTCCAATTGAGTGGCGATATTTCACTACGAACAACAAGAGTCGCCTGATTAAAGAATGATTTTTTCGTGTCCTTTGCTTTCAACATAATATCTTTAAATGATGTGCCTTTTGTACGACCTTTGAATTCCATTTTCAGTACGCCGTCGTTCAAATCCCAGTAATCTATAATTGGGATTTGAGCAAATATATTATCAAGATTAATAATTGTGCCTACATGTGCGGTGGTCGTCATCGTACTAATACGTAGATCCGAGAATGTAAGCGTTGGCGGTATAAAGGAGAGTCCCGAAATATCGTCGGACATACTTCGATTCTGTTTAAATGATAGACTTGCCGGACGCTTTAGACCCCCTGTCATTTTTTTATATGATTATATAAATATTTCCTTCTGCCTTGATAGAAATGGTGAAAACAACTCGTAAAAACCATCGTGGTGGCGGTGTTCAAACATCCCAGCAGTTTTTCAATCCGGATATTCTGCCGCCGGCCGAAGGTCTTCTGAATGCGGTTGTTTCTACGGCTCCTACGTCGACGGAAATCCGCCCTGTTCTACTCTCTACGGTACCCGCATCCAATCTTATTACGGGTGGAGCCCGGCGTACCCGTAAACGGGGTGGCTTTTCGCCCAGCATAATGGGCAGTTTTGTAGCAAACGCCCAGTCTGCGGTTGTTCCTCTTGCTCTCTATGCGGTCTACCATATGTTCGTCCCGAAGAAGGGTTCCGTTGCGACGGGCGGCAAGAAGGGACGCAACACACGCCGCCGCCGTTAGGACTGTTTCGCACGTCTCATACAAAGTATACAAATTCCAACAAATAAGATTACAATCATAGCAGCCGCATTCATCTGGTCGATGTACTGCGAGTGCTCATTATACGTTGAAAGATCGGTTGTTCGTAAAGGCATTCTACGTGTTTATCTGCGGTATAGTTTTAGACTTTATGATAAGAAAATATTATTATGATGTATTTTCTTATCCTACAACAAATCGCATCTTACTCTATACCGTTTATCAATGAAGCACGCTTTCGTATTTATTACAGGACGCCGATAAATGTCTAACGGCGGCGAGTCATCTTTCGGCGTGACGAGCGTTGCTTACGTGAGCGACGACCTCCTATCTTCGCCCCCTCCAACAGTGCAGCGAGTTCCTCAAATTCGTCTTTCGAATTTACACCAACGTTTGCCATACGTGCGATAATATCATTTAGGCCGCCGTTATTGTTGTGGGCGTTTCCGTAATTGTTGTTCATGGCCGGCGCAGCAGCAGCAGCAGCTGCGACCGCAGGTCCTGCTGTAGCAATCGCCGCTGCTAACTGCTCTTTCGGAGCACCTACCGTCGGATTGGGTGTATAGAAAAAATAACGATACGTCGGTGGTTTGCCTCCGCGGCGAGGTTTATCACTCGTAATCTCGTTAAATTTGTACGCAGGATTCGTATAAATTGCGAGTTCCGCAACCGATTTCGGCTTCGTTGTATCCACCGTATACAGTTTCGTCTTCGGTTTACGTTGTTTATCCATATTCATAGAACTCATAACTTCCTACATAGTCTTTAGAATAAAAGAGGTTTGGTCTAAAGAATATATGAGCGGCAGTGGAAATCCGGGATCCGAGATGAATAAATTGAACGACATAGGTGCGTTTGGGAACGCACCTTCCCATCTAAACGCACCTTAACGAAATTTTACATATCATGATGGGAGACAATCACGGCGATTATGTCTTCTTTTGTCGTACGGTAAAGGCATCGCCGGTGCGTACACTTGTTGACGCTGTAAAAGATATACTCACCGAGGTCAATCTGGAAATTGATGCGAGCGGCATTAAAATTATGGCTCTCGATGGAACTCATACAATTCTTGTACATATGCGTCTCTATGCGGATCGGTTTGATGAGTTTCGTTGTGCTGAGAAATGTATCCTCGGCATCGACTTTGTAAATTTCAATAAGATGGTGAAACAAATCAAAAACGAGGATTCACTCGTACTGTTTATGGAGCAAACAAATCGTTCGCGTCTCGGCATTCGTATTATGAATGGCGAGAAGCAGATGGTTACGACGAAATACCTCAATCTTATGGAACTCGATATCAAGCCTATTGAGATTCCTCCCGTACATTTCCCATCTGTTATTTCTATGCCCAGCTTGGACTTTCAGAACATTATCAAAGATTTCATCCAACTCGGCGATAAAGTCGAAGTCAAGTCTGCTGAGAACGAACTCAGTTTCCGCCTTGAAGGCGGCGAATTCGGCTCCCAAGAGACGATTTGTATTCTACCGAAATCGCAAAAGGAAATCGTTCAGGGTTATTTCCTACTCAAGCCTCTCGCCCTTTTTACGAAATGTACTGCAATGTCCTCGGATATCTTTATCTACCTCAAGAACAACTATCCGATTATTATTGAGTATTCCGTCGCAGGCCTTGGAGAGATTAAACTTGCTCTTGCTCCTTACGCACGCACCGAGTCGTCCTCATCTTCCGAGAACAATTCCGGTGGTCGTTAGCCTTGGCAAAAATTGAATCACAAAAAATGAGGGTATGGAATGTTGCGTCGTTCTATTAAATATTTTCTTTCCTCACACTTTCTTATAAGCCATCATGACGGAGATGGATACGCCTGATGCCTTTCCTTCTGGGTCATGGACACTGTATTTTCATGACCCAGAAGATCCTACGTGGTCTCCCGAATCCTATAAAAAGATTGGGACATTCTCTTCGTTTTCGCCTCTTTGGGGCGTGCTGAAGCGAATTGAAGGAGATAGGTTTGTCTCTGGGATGTACTTTCTCATGCGAGACCCCTATCTGCCACTGTGGGAGCATCGTACGAATATCCACGGCGGCTCTTATTGTGTAAAGGTATCGGAATCCGCTGCGGAGGAGATCTTCCAACGTTACACTGCGGCTGCAATCCTAGGGCTGGTTACGCTGGATCCGAAGAACGAGATTATCGGCGTGACCATCAGCCCCAAGAAGGGGTTTCACATCATGAAACTCTGGAACCTTAGTTCCAAGACCTACAACAAGCCTGAGGAGATCCATCTGTATGGTGAAGGCATGAAGGCCGCAGATGTTCTGTACCGCCCGCACGTCGACCAAAAGATGTAAAAACACAGTCAAAAATATAAATAAAAAATATAAAATTAACCACATTCTATATTTTTTATGCTTTGCGGCTCCCCCAATATCCCAACATAACGACTGCAACAATACATAACCCTGCGATTAGCACAGAACACATACGACTGCCACCACAGTACGGTTTATTCGGTTGAATATCTACAATAACAGGCTCTGCGTTCGATATCGGCGCAAGAGGATTTGTAGTTTTTATATCTTCGGTCATTTCTACTGATAAAATCGTAATGAATGAAAATATTCAATTTTTAGTGAATGACTGTTTCGTTCGCATCCGAATCGACAACGTGAATGACAAGTCCCTCTCCATTTGGAACATAACGACGATTTACCAACGACCATAGTGCGATAATCTGTTTCACATTCATATCACGTGGAACCGGATTCGCACGAACTTCACCTACCCAATCCGAAATATCTGTCCGTGGGATATGGTCATTTTGAATGGTGATGGATAGATAGGGAAGCGGCTTAAATCGCCCTTCTGGAGTTAGATTATTTGCCTTCGACATAGTATTTGTATCACTGTTATACATATACGCAGTTACACGTTCGTAATCGGGTAGTTGTATGGTATCTGGTAGTATACGACCATCTTGAAGCAAATAATAATTGGTAGGATTGTTTCCTAGATAGTCAACCACAGCGTATTTGATTTCCTTCCAAAGAAATGACATATAAAAAAGAGCCATATTGGAATATGCTAGAAATGAGATGAGCATTTTATAAATAATCTATATGCTATGCTTTTAAACTCAGCCAGAGCAACTATCACAGTCTTCGTCATTACTCTTACAGGCATTATCCACATATTCGTGACTGACTGCTAATAGGGATTGGTCGAATACAATAATTGCTAATAAGAATACAGTAAAGATCACTGGAATGGCGAGTAAGGAATAGGCTACAAATTCTAGTTTTGCCGCACACAACACCCAAAGAAGAGTTGTGCCTATTACTGTAAGTATAATATTGGATATACCCCTTCTGTATATACCTTTGTATAAATCAAAAAGAATTACGCCGGCCATAACAATTGGGTAAATTTGTGCCGGAAGACATAATGTTGACCACGCATCATAGACTCGCTCCATACTCTATTATGTAGGGACAATTTTTCCGTTTTTCAGAACACCCAACAAGGCTCCAGCCTCATCGTCATTCAGATAGACATACACTTGCTTGGAGGTTTCACCGCAGAAATACTTCTTGCCTTTAATCTCGATGATATCCATCGCTTCCTCTTCCTCGGCCGCCTGCTCAGCATCTTCAACCTCAGCCTGCTCAGCATCCTCAACCTCAGCCTGCTCAGCATCCTCAACCTCAGCCTGCTCAGCATCCTCAACCTCAGCCTGCTCAGCATCCTCAACCTCAG